CCACGATTCAACTTGAGCCACCCGTTTCTGAACAAGTAAGTATTCCGATATGAGTTTAGCTTCAGGATAGTTAATAGTTTCCAATACTTTCTCATCAACGATCACCGAACCTTTCTCAGTATGTTTTTTGGGTTTCCATCCTAATGCCATCATCCTCTCAGCTATTTGCTTCCTACTAGCTGGATTGAACACTTCGACATGATCTTTTAATGGCTTGCCTGTTTTCTCGCTAACTCGCTTTGTGACTATTGGTTTGAATACCTTTTGTAAATCCTCTTCAATCTGTTCAAGTCTCTTCTTCCATTCGACCAGTAACGCCATGCATTTTTTAACGTCAAGCTTGAATCCTTTTTCTTTCTGTTCCTGAATGATGACAGCGACAGAATGTTCCAAATCGGTTGAAATACCCCAATCCAGTAAATCATTGCTAAGTCTTTCAAAAAGCTTATGGGTAATCTCAACATCTTGAATACAGTATTCCAACATCTCGTTAGTAAACCCTTTATCGAAATCACTGAAGTCCCCTTTTTTTAGCCCTAACCGAACGCCCCAAGCGTCTAAACTGTGACCGTTTTCTATCACCGGATTGTGCAGTCGTGACATGATCAACGTATCTTTGAATTGGTTGGATTTCGTGTTCAGCTTCCATAGCTTCCTCAAAATCGGTAGATCGAATCCTATGATGTTGTGACCAATCAATACATCGTCCGGTTTTAGATAGTCTAGTAATCCTTTTGCTTCCGTCCATGACTTGACTTCTCCATTGTCAATATTTTTGGTGACCACTAACCAAATATTTTTCCACTCTAGATCAGTTTCAATATCAATTACTATATTTCGCATAGCTGAATTTTACTTATAGGTATTTGAAAGAACATTTCCCCGCTAGGTACAAATTTATTTTTTACTTCCTTTTTATCAGATTGTAACACCTGATCGCCATCAAATAAAAAAGCTTTAGTAAATGTCTTGTTAAAAACCATAAACTTACAATTTAGTTTAGCAAACTTCTCTTTTCTTTCTGGTAATTGTAGAGTATCAAAAGGGAAAGTATCTGTCCATGTATGTTTAACTTCAACCTCTAGAAAAGAACCATCATCAAAAATTAAATCAGGTCCATATCTATCAGGGTTATCAATTACATTTACATCTTTACCAGTCCAATATTTTTTAGCTGCTTGCCTAGCTTTTTTATCGTTTTGATTGTATAACGATTGATCAAAAGATTTTCTTATCATGCTTCTTCAAGTAATTTTTTAATTACGTCAAACTTACCAGCTCTAGCTGCATAAAAAGATTTTAAAGCAACTTCTTCTCTGCGTCTTTTCCATTTATTAGGATCAGACCTTTTATCATTTAACATCTTCCTGTAATACTCGTCAACTTTATCATCATTCATTGCTAACGCTAAAGTTTTTGGAGTATACCACGCCCAGTCTAACTCACCTACTAAACGCATTTTTGTTTTCTTGCCAGATATTAAAAAAGACCCGTCAATCACTAAGGCATAAGGTTTTTCATCTATCTCGTGATGACCAGTTAGATACTTTTCAATATTATTCCAACGACGATAAAAATTAATATTTTTTATATAGCTCATAGTTCTTCATCCTTTCGTTCATGCATACGTCCAGATTCAAGATTATAAAGCAAGTTACAAGCCGGACCAGTAAGACCAGAGAAGCGATTCTTCAGCACTCTAACTCTAGTGGTATGACGATCTTGTAAATCTTCAGCCTGACCATTACGTTCTAATGATAACACAACATCGGATAACTGACCGATACTACCAGAACCTCGCAACTGAGCAAGACTTGTAGCTGCACCTTCCTCGTGACCTTTACCATCAGGTCTTTTAAGATGCGATACCACAAATAAGCATATCTCGGTTTCCTGAACCAACATTCTTAACCTAGTCATGATCTCGTCCAACGCTCTACGTTCATCACCAGATTGTTGAGCCGATACTACAATCGAAACGTGATCAAGAAAAATATACTTACAATTCAATCCCTTAGCTAGATATCTAACCCGCTTAACGATGTTATCAATCTCGGTTGATCCAAAGTGATCGAAAAGAAATAACCTACCAGTTCCTAAAGTTTGATCAAAGGCACTTCGCAGTTCATCTTCACTAGCTGTTACGGATGGTAAGTGTAAAGGTTTATTAGCCGATAGTGCCATTAGCGATCTACCAGTTTTCTTTACTGATTCTTCCAAAAACATTAAACCAATATTATCTTCAGTATTATTTAGGATGTAGTAAACGATCTCTCGCATGAATTGAGATTTACCTAAACCTGAACCGGCAGTTATCGTAACTAGTTCTGAAGGTCTAATACCAAAAGTTAAATCATTTAAGCCGGTGTAAGGATAACTTACTAAACTTTTTTCTACTGGTTCTGAAACTTGATCCCATAATTTTGAACCATCAATAATACAATCAGGAATATATTTATCAGCTTGCCACCATCTCTGACTAAACTTTTTTTCATCACCGTTTACTAGGTAATCACTAGCATCTTTATAACCTGTAATCGGTTTAAATATTTTAGCTTTTGAACCAAATAGTTCAGCAACCTCTACTGCTGCGTTTTGCCCTCTACCATCATCATCAAAACAAATAACAATGTTCTCGAATGAATCTAAATATTCAAAATTAGATTTACAATCCGCTACTGCACTACCAGCACCATTTCTAACCGACACAACCGGATGAGATGGATTAGCACCCAGCATCGTATAAGCCGACAATGCATCAAATTCACCCTCTGTAACCGTTACAAACTTACCCCCCTTACTGAAAAGATTTTGACCGAATAACCGACCTTTACCCCAATCACCTTCGATTATAAATTTCTTTTCATCAATTGCTCGCTTTTTATAAGCTACTAAATTACCGGCATCATCAGCATATGGGAAATGATAAAACTGTTCGTTCGTAACAATCCCATAAAACTCAGCTACTGCTTTACTAATATTTCTATCTGATATTTTACCGACCCATCCAACCGCTGGTCTAAATGATCGCTTTGTATCGACATTATGAACCATTTTAATTTCTGGTATTTGATCTTGATTAAAGGTAGCCTTATCGCACGAATAACATTTTGTTCCCCAGTCGTAAAAGGTTAAAGCGTCACTACTTCCACAATCTGGGCAAGGTTGATGCGTCTTTAATTGGACACCCATTTTTAAATCACTCCTTATATATCTATATAGTAATACTAATTAGTATTTATATTTATAATATTATTAATAATATAATAACTAATTAGTTAGTTAATTTTAGCTTCCTTGTAAAACCTACTACAAAACTTAAACCAAATATCAAGTAATACTCTTTCAGCACCAAATTCTTCCATTAAATCAACAATTTCCGATATTGAATGATAGTAATGTGCTTCCTCTTTAGCTTCCGTCTCGTATCTTAATTGTTCGTTCTCGTCCATCATCATTTTCCTTTAGTTCAGTTTTCCATTCTTCCTCGGTAACTTCGATATCATTAATGTAATAATAAACTTTGTTACCTACCCATTTTACCCCATAACTATGATTCTTTTTGATTATTTCAGCTGTCATAAAAATCTTCCGGTTCGTCGTCATAAACTGTTAGCTCCGAATTTTCATGTTCGTAAACTTCCTCAACCAGATATAAATCATCGGTTAAATGTTTTAAATCTGGTCTATCCATAACAAAAATATCACCTAGTCCGACACTAACAAGACAAGTATTACAAAGTTCGATATATTCAGTTGTTACCAAACTTCGCCTAGTCATCTCATAAGCGCTCATAGGCTCATCACAAGCTTTGCACCGGCTGGACATACCCTACCCTACCTTAGTTAAATTTGCGTGCATTGTAGCCCCTTTAAAACTCGTTTAAACGCCATAATTATCCCATAGTTCCTCGAACAATGCTATTTTATAGCTATCATCCCGTATCATTTCTTCCGCATTAGGTGCATTTCGCCATGTTGTAGTTTTTAAAACACGATCTAAAACTAACGCAGGATTCATATTCAAAACCTTATCCCATAACGCCTCTTTTGCCATATCATTATAAATATTTGACATAATCTACCTTTCTGGTCCGTACATATATTCCAATTGACATATTAATTCGCCTTCATCGGGATATTCTTCATAATCCGAATAACGCTCTTTGCACTCGTTAAAGCCCTCTAAATACTGTTTTATTAGATCAGGTGAAGTTAAATCTACTCTTTCACCATAATTTATCATATGCGGTTTAGGCAACTTATTGTGCAAAGCGTCATCATAACCGCAATAGTGTGGTGAATCTTTGCCGGTATCGTATCCGGTATTAAAATCATTAATCATAATATCTCACTCCATCATTTTCTATTTCTATCTCGGAATCAATCGGTTTAATTATTCCCTCTATAAAATTATCTTTAATAATCTTTAAAGGTGCTATTTCATCATCCATATCCTCAAACTCCATAACATAGTAATTTATAACTTTAAATTGAATTTCTGTTATTCGTTTTTTCATAGTTTAACTTTTCCTCTAAAAACATAGCACCAACAATCTAGTCTTGGATGTACCTTTAACTTTGATTGTAACCGGCATTTCTGATCTTTGTAACCGTTTTTTGTATTTCTATTCTTCAACATCATACTAGCTCGCTTTTTCCTATTTCTTAATTCTTTTTTATAATCCATTGTTTACCCCCTTTATACGATATCATCATCTAAGTTAAAATCTGTTAATTGTATTTTATGAACATATAAAGACCTAATCGGATAAAACTCACGAGTTAAATTATTGTTATTCTGTATATGGCGATCTAACCAATTAAATTTTTTATAAATTATTTCCGGTTCATAAATTTCTTTTAAAGTTAATAAATTTTGTAACTTTTCTGTTAAATAATGATTTTTTAAAAGAGTTAATTTTAATTGATCATTCGTTACAATTGAACAAGAAACGATTACATTTTTACCAATTAAATCCTCTACCGTTAAACTACTGTCTTTATTTTCTGAATCTTTAATCAATATATTTTTACCTAGTTTAGCTAATTCAACGTTATAACTAGAATAATTCATTTTTTGGCGAACTAAAAACAATCTATTAGAGCGTAACCAATAATTTTGTTTTAAATCTTTGTTATCTTCTCCGCTTTCTTTTCTTAATTTATTAACAGCTTTTAAAGAAATATTAAATAATCTAAGTCTTATTATTTCTTTATCATTTTTTAAATTATATAAATTTCTGTATTCTAAAGCTGATTTTTCTAATTTCCCATAAATCCTAACTCTTTCGAAATTATTCCAAAAATCATTAGATTTATGTTTTAAAGATTTTTCTTTATTCTCTAATTCTAAAGATTTAATTCCTAATTCTTTCACCATTTCAGATAAATGCTTATCTATTGATTCCCTATTCTGTAATAAACCATTTATTTTAGTTAAATAGTGATCAAGATGTTTTTTATATTGTTCAATTATCATTGTTAGCCCTTTCGCATTTTTTGCAAATTAAATCATGAGCGTTTTTTACCTCTTTTAAATCTAATTCATTGTGTAACTTTCCGCAATAGTCGCACCTTGTATATAAATGATTATCTTTGCTATCAAAGTACCAAATTTTTTCTTTATCCATTGTTAGCCTCTAATCTATTTAATTTTTTTAGCTTCCTAAATGTTTTGTGTATTTCTTGATTCAATGCGCTTAATTCTACATAGTTTAAACGGCTTCGGTACTTGCTAAGCGTATCAATTAAACCATTTAGTTTTTTCGATAGTGCCTCTATATTTTCATTCATTTATAAACCCTTTGTTTTTAAGTTTTTTTGCCATGCTTCGTCCATGCGCTACATAAGCGATAACCGGTATATCCTTACTCCAACATTTTCGGCAATTGTTACATTTACCATTATTCATAAAAGCCTGACATTTTTCTACACCTAGCGGAGTTTTCATGTTTGCGGGAATAATTGTAGACCCATGAACACTATCAAATTCACCGACAATGCTATCACTAGAAAAGCGCACCATTACATTCGGCAATCTTTTCATCATATCGAATACTGGTAAAAACTTAGAGAATTTATACATTCTAGTAGGTAACCAATGCTTCACCCATGGAGTTAATTCCATAACTTTATATATTTTCCATGCTAACTTTACGCTATAAATATCACCACTATCGAACCAACGAAAATATCTTTCATTATCTAGTAGTTTCACCATATCATCCACCCATGAATCACGCTGCCAGTCTCGTTTATTAAAATTTCTGGGTTCTTTCACGTTAGGATATCTATAATTGCCTTGAGTAGCGTAACAGCCCGAGCAAGCGTCTACTAATTCCCCATTGGGTTTACGGCTTCCGGCGCAAGTCTCTAAAGCATTTAAAGAAAACGATTTAATACCGTCTAATTTACTAGTAACCGATAATTTTGACATAAACATTACTCCCTTTAGTTAATAAGATAGAGAAACTATAAAGCTTCTCTATCCCGTTATCAATCATTTAACTTTAATAATAAGACCGTCTTTTAAAGTTACTTCGGCAAAGAATTCTCTACCTTGTCTTGTTATATGCGGTCTATTAGCGCCAATAATAACCCCGTCGGAAACGTACTCATTACCGAATATACTAGTCTCGGTGTATCTCAATGGCTTCCCGATATTCTCTTTTAATACTTTTTTGCTCGGATAGTTAAATATCATCATGGTTAAACCCTTTCATTTAGTTAATAACGCATAGTCTTTATATACCTTTATATAGTTTCAGTCTAATACTATTTATAAATATAGACCCCTAGAAACTATTCAATTAGTTATATAGATTCTGTATCGGTTAACTGTATAGATATGTCTGTATAGCTTTATCGATTAGCTATATAGCCTACTTAACAGACACTCATACCCTACTAAACTATTTAGATATACGCCCTAGTAAACTAACTAACCCCTAATAAGATTAAGCTATCAGATAACTTATAACTATTATGTCATTTATAAGACTAACTCATTTAACTCTTATGTCATTTATAAGACTATTTAGACTTAGTCTAATTTATCTCATCTAATTAGGTATGGGGGGTAGGGTAACTGGTTAGTTAATTTAATTTAATTACCCTAACAGATACAAAAAAGGGTAAAAACTAGGTTTATTGATTAAAAATTAAGCAGTATAATGTACAGTAAAAACAAAAGGTTACAGTATTACTGTGGAGCGTACATTTAGAACTAAATAAATATGCATTTAGGGCTTGACAAAAGCTAAAAAATATGCTATAATCTACTCTCTTTTAGAGACTATACAGCTCTAAGAAGGAAATTGTGTTTATATTTATATTTATAAAGCGTCTTAAATACTGTATAGATATACTAAATAAAGGATAAACATCTTGTCCCTTAAAAAAAATGATCTTCCTGTCAGAAGAGGTCGTGGTAGACCCCGTAAAACTGAAGTAGAAGCTAAAAAGAATAGAGGTGTTGTCGGAAGACCACCCGGTGAAGCTGCACGAATTAAAGAGTTTTACGCTAGATTGCTAACAACTAGTGGTGAAACTGTTATTAATACTGTCCTAAAGAAAGCACTGGATGATGATGACAAGGACCAGATAGCTTGTTTGAAGATGTGTATGGACAGAATGTTGCCAGTATCTTTTTTTGAGAAGGACAAGGATGCTAGGCGTGGTAACGTATCTATTAGCATTTCGATGGTTGGGGATCAAAAAGCAATCATTGAGCAGGACGAGGAAGAAGATCAAGATATCCAAGACGTTGAATATGAGACCATAAATGTCAGATCTGAAGATTAAGCTGCTTCCGTGGCAGCAAGAGGTCTGGACAGACAAGTCTAGGTTCAAGGTCATAGCTGCAGGACGTAGAACAGGTAAGAGTAGGATGGCAGCGTGGAGGCTGATAGTCTCTGCGTTAGAAGCTAAGAAGGGTCATGTGTGGTATGTAGCCCCTACGCAGCAACAAGCTAGGGATATTATGTGGCAACAGTTATTAGAACTGGCTCATCCAGTCGTAACTAACAGCCATGTCAACAATATGCAGATCACACTGCTAAATGGTTCAGTCATATCACTGAAAGGTGCTGACAGACCAGAGACAATGCGTGGTGTAGCCTTAAAGTTTGTCGTACTTGATGAGTATGCAGATATTAAGCCTACAGTATTTGAGCAAATCTTGAGACCTGCACTAGCTGACTTGAAAGGTGAAGCAGTATTTATTGGTACACCAAAGGGTCGTAATCATTTTTATGATATTTACAAGCTAGGTCAGAGTGAAAGACCAGAAGCAAAGGATTGGAAGAGCTGGCACTTTACTTCATTTGATAATCCTCTCTTAGATAAGGAGGAGATTGAAGTAGCAAAGAACACCATGTCTACATTTGCGTT